GCAACCACAATTGACTTGAAGTTGAATTATATATGTCAATCCCAGCATTTGGGTTTAAGATATTCACTCCTAAATTACCAACCTCTGTTATAGAAATGTATCCGCTTTGGTTTAACAAGGTTAAGTTTCTCGCTGGTGCAGTTCCAAGTTTTTCAGTACCTATAACATTACCATAAGTTGAAGTAGTTGCAAAACCGATACCATTGTAGTTTGCATTGTCATTTTTAAGCAACAAAGAATACCCACTATCAGTAGCAGCGTTTGCACCAATAGTCGCATTTGGAACAGTTGTATTAACACCAAGTCTATTCGTAGAAGCATCGTAATTGAACGAGTTTTCAGCAGTTATGCTTGTTGTACCATCAAAGTATGCTACATTCCCACTTGCTCCTGTTCCTGTTATTGGATTAGTTAAAGCGTTTTGCTTGTTATTAAACGTACTCCAATCCGTTGAACTTAACTTACCAGTATTTGTAGCCGAAGCCACTGGTAGGTTAAAAGTATGCGTATCCCCACTTGAAACGATAGTAAAGTTTGTTCCGCTTGTTCCTGTGGTTAAGTATTGTGATTGGTCTGTTAAGTTATTTAAAGAAGTCATCCCCTTAGAGAATGTAGTAACTATTTGTCCTAAATGACTATTCTCTGTATGTAAAGTAACTGTTCTACCATCTGGAACAACATATATTCTGATTGCTATTCTATCGGTAATTGCAGTATTCGTAGTAGGTATCGCAACTGCTCCATAATAAGGAGTAATTGTAGTACCAGCCGTTATGTATTCAGGTGTTGTTTGATTAGAACCTAAAAGAGTAAAAGTACTACCATCGTACTTATAAACTTCAACATAAAAATAAGGACTATTAGAGTTTGAGTCTACACTAAAATAAATCTCAGTATTCCAGTTACCGCCAGGAACTATAATTGAGTCAGGATCGTTTGCATCGGTAATAAAACTTGCAACGTAGCCATTAGCTGATATAGTAAAGTCAGTTCCTACACCCAAGATAGGGTCTTTGCTTAATTCCTTATAAGCTACTCCGCCTATTGTGCCTTGATTGACACTTCCGTTTAAATAATAAGAAACCGAACTACCACCACCGCCAGAAGTAGGGAAAGTAGCTAAAGTACCATCACCTCTCACATATTGGTTCGCAGCACCATCTAAAGCGGTTATTACCCCACTATTAGCCACTACTGGACCTTGTATATCCCTTATTTTCGCTTCACCTGTAACTAAAATTTGACTCATTCTATATTTTTTTATTGTGCTAAAAGCCTAACATATTCCCCAGCTTCTAATGCTCGACCAAAAGTAAGTACCCCAGTTGCACTCACAAACTTAACATCATCGCCAGTTGGAGTTCCTGTTGTTAAAATGTTTTGCGCATCCACACCACCTCTTGAAACGTAAAGACAAGCATAACCGATTGTGTCCGCAAATGTAATTGATGTTTCTCCACCACTTGCCGTGTAACCTTTTGTCTTAACTGGGTTTGCACCTACTATAATCACACCGCTTGGGTCTACTTGTGTTCCTGTTGTATTGTATGCTCCGCTACCTTGTAGGCTCACGTTGTAAGTAGCCACATCTTTATATGGAGCGTTTATTGCTAAACTTGATATATTACAAATTCCGTTAATAATAACCAATCCATCAACTCCATTATCAACAACGAACTTAATTTCTATTGGTTCTCTTGCTAACTGCTTTTCTAACATAAACAAATAAGAAAATCCGCTCAAAGTAATTAACCCATCACAAGTTACTGTCCAAGATGCTACATCGTTCTTATATTCTCTAAACCAAGCACTTGTTTGGCTTGTTACCTCTTTTTGATCTACGTTTACGTTAAAAGTACAATTTGTACTACAAGCAAACGCAACATCCACCTCTGGGTCTACATCTGTTCTATGCCAATAAAGCATTACGTTTTTACCTATTACTGCTGCCATATTACAAATTTACGCATTATTAAAATATCTTTTTGGAGTTTCTATGGTAACATCTCCAATATAATCAACAGTAGCAGTTGAATCATTATCAACCATTGTAATCTCTAAAAGTTGTACTTGGCTTGTTTCATCTAAATATGGAGTTGATGTAAGTCTATTTATCAAAAACTTCTTGTTATTATAAGACAAAGCATTTGTGCTTGAATCTTCAATAGTATATGTTTTATCAAGATAAATAAACCCATTAGTACCAGCTATTGCACCTAAATCTCCCTCTAAAGTGGCTATATTCTTACTTAATAAGTTTGAATATTGACGCATTATTAATTCAGCTAACATACCAAAATCCTCTGGCGGATATCCGTATCTGTACCAATCTCTTAATATAACACCATCTGAATTAAATAATAAACCTACATTATTTTCTATTGGTGATGCACCTTGAAATGGATAAATAGCACTATAAGGAATATCTATGTCAGTTGCTATTTGAGATGTAGCACCAATATTTCTTGTCAATACAACTTCTTTAATAGAAGCATCTCCTTGTGTTAATTTAACGTTCTTAATATATCCACCTGTTGCACCAGACGTTGCTTCAAATTTAACTCCTATTAATCCTTCAATAACTAAACTTAAATCTTGTGAATACCCCATAGGAATATTTACATTATAAGAAACATATGTATTAAATGTATCATAAGTTATATTTCTATAATGTACTGAAGTTGACCAAATATCATTATCTCTTAAATAGTAAGTTACTCCACCAATAAAAGCAGTTATATAAAGCCTTATGTTTGTACCAGCATTGCCAGCTTGAAATTCAAAAGATAAAGAAGCACTTGTGCCATACATTTTTGGCAAATATTCATAAGCAATAGGTAAAGCAAAATAGTTTTGTATAGAAGCAGATCCACTTACTGAATGAAATATCTCATATCTATTTGATTGATCTTCATTTAAAATAACTAAAGTTGCACTTGATGAACCAGATTCAAACTCACTCCATCCATTTGCTCTTAATGAAGAACCTGAACCTGTTGTAAACTTAAAAGTTCCATTGTATATATAATTTGCTGCATAATTATACGGCAAAGTTGATTGAATAGTTGGATAACCTTTTCTAACTATCTTAGTTTGGTTATTATTTATAAAATGAACATTCCCATCTTGATATGGTTGAATGTTTATTGTATTAGTTAAAACTCCATTGCCACTTATAGTTGGAACATTATCAACAACGTATCTTGTATAATAAATAGTTTCTGCTTGTTGATTCATTGGTAAAATATACCAATCGCCATTAGCTTGGAATAATCTGCAACCAAAAGTCTTAATTATATTTTCTAAAATAGTGTAATAATCTAATTTGTAAAAATCCCTTTTATATTGATAAGTTTGACTAAATGGTTCATCACCACCAGCATCTCCTCTATCAAACATACCATCTGCATAATATGAACAACAAGCATATATAAATATCATATCTTCAAATGGCAAAGCATTTAAACAAGTTCCTATAATATCAAGTAATTTAATTAATGAATTTACATTTACATCTCCATCGTAATATATATATCTAAGAAACGAAAGTCCATCAATACAAGTAATACTTACTTCTTGATTTCCTGTTGTAAACGGAACTTGAACATAATCATTAAGTAAAAATCCTCTCCATTTAATTACGTTATTAATAACCAACTCAACGTAATACTTTGTTTCATCAAAGTTTAATAAGTCTGGAAAATTATCGTAATCATCTTGATTAGAAATAATAAAAGATACATTTAGTTGAGAAGATATAATTATAGCTATTGGATCTTCATTTGTAGAATTTGGAACTAAAGAAACGTTTGTTCCTGTATATTGAGTAACAGTTGCGCCAACATAACTTTTCTCATATATCTTAACAATTAATGATGTTTCATCTCTTAATTCTTGTGTTATTGTATATCTTAATCCGTATGCCATTATGCTAAACTAATGTTTTGTCCTTTAAGATTAGATGCCTTTTGCGCTCTATTTGTCGCTAATAATAAATCTTGTCCTCTTAGTACAAAACCACCACCTTCATTAGATGAACCAATAGGACTAAAGTTTGTAAAACCACCTCCACCACCACCCATTGTAGGTATTCCTAATGCACTCATAATAGCTTTAAAAATTAAAGCCTTTACAATCATTGTAGTCAATTGAATTATTATTTGCTTAAATGATTCCTCTAATGCCTTTCCTATATTTTCACCATTTGCCATAGCTTGAAACATTGCTTCAAATGCTGGTGTAACTGTATCAGTAATTCCGTTGGCTAATTGTAATTGTTGATTATATGCTTTTAATGCAGCCTCATTTTTGAATATTTGTTGAGCATTATATTGTTGAGCAAACATTGGTAAATCCTTACTTAACTTATTTTGTGTTGTAGGTGTTTTAATTTCATTTTCGGTTTGTATAATTTGAGTTGTACTAACCTTTAAAACCTTTGCTTGTTTACCTAATTTCTCAATACTTTTAGTTGCTTTGTCAGTTGCAATAGTGGTTTCATTTGCACCTTTAGTAAAAGTAAAAAAAGGATCTTTTGCAGCATTTACATAAAGATCATTAACAGAATTTCTTAAATTTATAATTCCACTCCTTAATGCCAATGCTTCATTACGAGCTTCTATATTAGCATCCTTTGCTTTAGAAATTGCACTTGCTTGATAAACCGAAGCATCTGCATATCCATTAATAGCTAATTTAGTTGACTCTAAAGTTGCATAATATTCCCTACCTGTTTGTATTATTCTTTTATTAGCTTCTGCTAAAGCAATTGTTTTATTAGCAATTTCATCAATATATCTTGTAGTTAATGCTTGTGCTACTAATGATTGTGTATATAATTCAACTGCTACTCTTGCTTGGTCAACATTTGTAATTGTTGAAGCATAAGCCTTGTTAACTTTTCCTAATTCAGTTACAACTGCTTTAAATGCTTCTGCTCTTCTTTCTTCACTAACATTTGCATTTTGGCTTATTGATAAATATGCTTGTAATCTTATACCTGTTTCACTTGCTTCTGCTCTTGCATCTTTTAAACTTTGTGCAAACTTATCTTCAGCCTTAGATGCTTCAGTTGTACCACTAATAAAATCTGCTATTTTAGGACCAAATGCGACTAAAATAGATGAAACCGCACCTAATGCTAAACCAATACCAGCTGGACCCATTAAACCACTTGCCATTGCCTTTAAAGCACCACCTGTCCCCCCAGCCTCTTTACTTAATCTTTGAAACGATTCTAATAAAGGGTTTAAGTTATTCGCAATACCTATAAATCCATAAGGAGCATCTTGTGCAACCCTTGATAAGTTTGATAAAGCATTTGTGGCTTGTCCGCTAACATTACCAAAGTTTTGCATCTCAGTTTTTAAACCTTTAGATGTCTTGATAAAGTTATTTAAATTTGCTAACGCTTCTGCCGTGTCAGCGGTTATAGTTAGTTTTAACGTTTCTTGTGCCATTTTATTATTTTACTCCATACAACTTTAATGTCCTTGCCAATTGCTCTTGGGTTATTTTAGGCTTTTCTTCTTCTTGTTCATCACTTGGTAAAGGGAAAAATGATTTTAAACTTTTTGGACTTTTCTCACTTGTATTTACTTTATAAATCAAATAAGCTACCATCCTTGTTCTTTCCCATTCCCTCACTTCCTTGTTTTGATAAGCCGTTTTATACAACAAAAATTCTCGCCACGTCAATTGCCAAAACTCGTTAATCGTTAAGCCAACTTCAATAGCGAGAATAATTATTGAGTCCCAACTATAAAACCCTAATTTTTTTTTTCGTCCGTTTCCTTTTCTGGCTTTAAATCTGGAGTCATTGAGTCTTGCATATATTTCATAAACTCAACCAATTGTCCATCTTTTGCCGATAACCCACCAACTTGGTCAATCCATTCGCACACATCAAACTCATCAAAGTCAATAGGCTTTTTAAGGCTCTTGCATCCACTTTCTGCTGCTGCTTGAACAATATGGACGATTGTATCTAAGTCATAAATTCCCCCAGATAAAACCTCGATTAGCTGCATTAGATTTTTATTCTCTAATTCGCAAAACCTCTTCATTGCCCAAGTACCCCACTTTAAGTGGATTGTGTTGTTGTTAGTCTTTAATTCGTACATAGTTTTTATTTTATTTATACAGGTACTTCAGTTTGTGCAATAGGTGGTACACTTACTACAAAAGTTGCAGTAAATTTAACATCATCCTTATCGTCAGCAGTTACACCGAAATCGCTAATAAATACTAAACTTGTAGCAGTACCTCCATAATAAACATCACCAGCTACTGGAGTTGCTCTACCCATTTTAATTGCAAATAAAGTTTTAGCAGCGTGAGCATCATACAATTGTTGGTAGCTATCTTTAGAAGGAGTTCCTGTTTCATCAATTGCAAAACCTTCACACTCAAAAGATTGAGAAAAAGAAGGCGCTGGAGTGTACTGATTACCACATTTAGAAGTTGCATCAATTGTGTCATTAGTTGATGTTAAAGAGTTTGTAGTCAAACAAGCTACTGGCTTGTATGTACCATCATTGTTTATGTCAGCTAAGAGGATATAATCTCTACCGCTTACTTTTGTTTCTGCCATTTTATTTAATTTTAAATTTGAGTTATAGTTATGTTATAAGTTATTAATACTCTAAAAACGTTATCTAAAGGATTTAAGCCATCTAAATTCCTTATACTTTCTACACTTAAACTTGATGCACCAAACCCATTTGATAGGGTTATTGTTGTATCCGAGTTTATATCTTCTAACACTAAATCACTTATTGCTTCAGCACGTTTATAACCAAAGTTAGCATTTTTTGTAATAATATCAACTGTGATGCTAATACTATTTGTGTAACCAGCTTTGCCTTGCTCTTGACTTGATGTCCTACCTGTCATTACAATATATTCATCACCAGCACCCTCTGGAGCAAAACCATCGTAAACAACCAATCCACTTGCGCTTGTCAAGTTAGTATAAAACCACTTTTTTATTTCTATATTAGGGTTAAGCATTTAACAATTTTTTTAATCTTTCTATTAATTTAGGCTTTTCTGCTTCATAAGCTGGTATTAAGTATGGTTGTGGTCTAATGCCATTTTTTAATATCTTTATAGCTAAAAACCTTGCCAACTTTTCATCTTGTGATGATTGTACGGCTTTACCACCTAATCTTCTTTGACTTTTTACGCTATAAGTACCAGCTAATCCTTTTCTTTTTACCCACAAAGTTAACGCTTCAATCATATCAGCTAAACTTCCACCTTTATTCCCTTTAAATGTTGCTGCATAATCTTGAAACCCAGATGGTATTGAAACCTTGCCACCTGTCCCAAATTCAACATAAGCACCATAAGATGCGCCAACCTCTACATAATGCGTTAACTTATCCTTACTTGTAGCGTGAATACTTTGTCTTAAAGTACCCATATTTACTGGCGCATTTCTTTTTGCATCCCTTTCAATCTTTAATGTTGATGCCGACATTTCTTTAGCTATATCATTAGCAATCTTACTATTAAGATCAGCTAACTTTTTTTCAAGTCTTGGGATGCCAGATAAATCAATTCCAAATGCCATTATTTGTAAATTATTAACTCCAAGAACCTATTTTGGTTCTCTACGTTTTTAATAGAATGTATTGTGTATCTATCTCCTTCAACCTCTACCTCATAGGAATCTAATATAGTAACCCCAAAACGAATATAAAGGCGGTTTCTTTGGTCAAATTGCAATTCTGACTCTCCTATCTCACGAACTTGATTGTCTGGTCTTAAATCGCCCCAAACTGTGCTTTGTAGGGCAAATGTGGTAGTGTATCCACCTTGACCATCACTAACCCTTGTTGGAGCATAGATTCCAACCTCACGAGTCATCGTGTTGGCATCAATATAGTTTGCTTTCGCTTTTCCTAACTTCATATTATAAAATTGGGGATATTCTTGTCCATCTTTGACACGCTTTCCAAGACTTCTCACAAATGCCAGAATCACCATCTAATCCTCTATTCTCGTAATCGTAGCTAATTTGGTCTAATATGGCTAATTTAAGGTCTTTAGGGATAGTTGTATAACCAGCCTCATAAGTAGCCTTTAAATTGGCATATCTTGGTGAAGATAGCTTAGGGAACTCATTACCTATCAATTGTAGGTTAGGAGTTGTAACCTCTAATCCATCTTGCTCCATATCAAACAACTCAAACGTATCAATATCAATCGGTCCGAATGGAATGTCAAAATTGCCACTCACGTTGTTAAAATAAGTAGTTATGTCTTTTGGAATCAAACTCAATCCTGTCGCCACTTCGATAGCTTCTCTTGCTTGTGTAATCATCAACGTAATCAAAGTATCTTCAGCGCTTGTAGTAACACGGCAATACAATTTTGCTTCCGCTAAAGTAACTGGCTCAACTATTGGTGCGATAGGAACGGCACTAAAGTCATTAATATAATTAGAATAAGACATACCCTTTTTTTACAAAATTACTTAATTTATTCCAATAAAAAACCCCCACCGAATTGGTAGGGGTCATTTATTTACTAAACCTTTAGAACTATACGTTACCCATATCTGCGTAGATAGCAGATGTTGTAAGCATAAGATTGATGTCCTCGTAGCACTCGATTCTCGCAGTTACCAAGTTCTTTTGGAAGTTTTCGCCATTCTCATAAGAGAACTCGATTGCTAAACCTTCAACTTCAACTCTCTCTAAGTAGCTATTATCAAAGATCAATACTTTGTCATCAGTTACCCAAGAAGCAGATACAACAGGTACACCCCAGATTGTGATTCCGCCATTAGGAGAAACGATAACACTACCATTACCAGCATAGTAACCAGCAGCAACAGTTGCTTTCAATAAGCGACCCATTTGCGTTTGAGAAACTAAAGCATAAGAAGGAACGAAGTTTGCAGTCTTTTGGTTACCGATGTAATCAATCAATTGTAATAAATCGTTAGTTTCAGCAGTTGTAGTTGAACCAGTTGCAGCACCAGATACAGTTGAGAAGAACGCAGCGTTCTCAGCCTTGAAGAAATCTCTTTGTAACATTCTCGGTAAAGTTTGAGTCATAAAAGGTAATGACTTTAACATTTGCTTAGAGAAAGTAGAGAAACCAGCTAAGTAATCGTTTACTACTTTAACTTCAGTCAAAGAGTAGTTGTTCTCACCTTTGTCAGCACCTTCAGTTTGAGCAGCGATGTTGTTAGTCAAACCAGCGTTCTCACGATAGTAAACATACAATCCGCTTTCGCTTCTTACAGTTGGGATTAAATCACGGAAGTTGATGCTTTGAGCTGGTTGGATAGCTGGATTAGGAGCATAAGATGCTTGTGCATCACCAGTTAAATTACCAGATAAAGTCATTGTCTTAACATCAGATAAGTCTAAACGATACTTACCATTGTTCTTTAAAGACTTCTCCATTGCATCGAAATTGCCATCTAATTTCTCTAAGATAACTTCATCGATGTGCTTTACTTCTTTCTTAGCAGCTTTCTTTTGTGCAGCTAATTGTCCGTCGATTTGTTTTTGTAACTCGTCTTTTACAACAGTTACTTGTGCAG